CTCAACTGCAGGTGACTCTCCAGCTATTGGTATATTTGCACAGCCAGCAGGTACAGTAATTACAGACATTAAAATCTTTTGTGTAACTGCTCCCGTTATCGGAAGTGGTGATATTGGTTATGAAGTTGGTACATCTTCTTCAGGCGCACAAATTGTAGCTACTCAGGCTGATGAAATCTTAGATGCAGGTACAACGGTTGTTGTAGGTAACGTAACAGTTACTGCGTTAATTCTTCAGACTCAAGATGCTACAACTGCACCAGTTTCTGTTCAGTATGCAGCGGCTGCACGTAACATCTTCTGTAACATTACTAACACAGAAAATGCTACTACAGCAGGTTCATTTACCTTTGTTATTGAATACATACAGGTAGCATAATGGTTGATCAAGCTGCATTAGTAGGAGAAAACTTAGGGTGGGCTGTAGAAACTGCAGTTACCCTAGGTAACACTAATACTACACACGTAGATTGCACTGACGCTAAGATGGTGTTTATTGAAACAAGCCATGATTTAGATATTGGGTTTGCGGCAGCGGAGGCTGACGTTACAGATAATGACATTATGCTTCCTGCTGGTGTACATACTCTTGTAGTACCTAAAGCTATAGGCAATGCCACTATCCTAAACTATAGACGGGGTAGTGGTAGTAGTACATTAGTACGTGTAATTTTATCGTAAGTTAAACAAAAGGGAATATACTATGGCTAAGATGCCTATGGTTAAAAAGAACGGCAAGAAAGTTCCAGCCTTTGCTGCTGACGGTGTTGGCAAAATGATGAAGGGTGGAATGGCTAAGAAGAAACCTGCAGCTAAAATGATGGCTGGCGGTATGGCAAAGAAGAAGCCAGCAGCCAAAATGATGGCAGGTGGAATGTCTAAGAAAAGCGGCTACATGTATGGCGGCATGGCTAAGAAACCTGCAGCTAAAAAGAAGAAGTAACTGCATACCGGGATTGCAATCTTGTATGTAGTCCTGCACTAAAAAACATGGTATAACTATCCTTGGTAACATAAAAGGAGTTATACCATGTTTAAACGTTTTCTTAATAGACTACAACACAATCAAATGCGTAGAGTAGAATACTGGCAGCTAAGTAACATGTCAGACGCTATGCTCAAAGACATAGGAATGACACGTGGTGAAATCAAAGACAGGTTCTACAACCAAGAAAAAGTCTACCGTTAATGCGGCTGGTAATTATACTAAGCCTTCTATGCGTAAGCGTATGTTTTCTGCCGTTAAAGCAGGAACAAAAGGTGGATCAGCAGGGCAGTGGTCGGCCCGTAAAGCACAGCTACTTGCTTCACGTTATAAAAAAGCAGGGGGAGGATACAAGTCATGAAGGGCGTAAAGCATTATAAAAAAGATGGTACAGAACATAAAGGCAGTACTCACAAGATGCCTGACGGTTCTTTACATACAGGTAAGTCTCACAGTAAAACAAGTGTAAAGTTATCTCATTATAAAGACCTAACTAAAAAAGCAAAGGCTAAAGCTGATGGCAATAAAAAAGTCTCAAAAAAGTCTTAAAGCTTGGACTAAACAAAAGTGGAGAACTAAAAGTGGGAAACCTTCAACGCAAGGTTCAGGAGCAACTGGAGAACGTTATCTTCCGAGTTCTGCTATTAAAAATATGGATGCAAAGACTTACAACGCATCTACAGCAAAAAAGAAAGCAGACACAGCTAAAGGTAAACAATTTTCTAAGCAACCTAAAAAAGCTGCTAAAGCTACAAAGCCGCATAGGAAAATAAAATGATAAAATATTTTAAAAGAATTTGGTGTGCTATAATTAATCGTGATTGTTCTTGTAAAAAATGTGAGTGCGAATGAGAAACTTAACAGAAAAACAACAGAAGTTTCTTGATGTTCTTTTTGAAGAAGCAAAAGGTGATCCTTCTCAAGCACGTAAACTAGCTGGGTATGCAGAAACTGTTTCTACTTCTTCTATTGTAAATGCTTTGCAAGAAGAGATTGCAGAAAGAACAAAGAGATTTATTTCTACCACTGCAACTAAAGCAGCTTATTCCATGAAACAAGTTATGGAAAGCCCTACTGATTTAGGGAACAAAGAAAAAATGGTAGCAGCAAAAGATATTTTAGATCGTGGTGGATTTAAAGCTACTGATAAAGTAGAAGTATCAACATCTAATCCTTTATTTATTTTGCCCCCTAAAGATGAGTAGACTAGGAAAAGTTTGGCAGCTACCTGCACCAAGAGAAGATGAAGAGTTTGAATGGAGATCAGTAGTTAGAGTTGGAAGACAAGTACCTTTTGGTTACAGTCAAGATCCTAATGATGTAGATATACTACGCCCAATATCAAATGAGTTAGAACTGCTAGAAGAAGCTAAGAAGTATCTTAAACAATATAGTTACAGAGATGTTTCAGCTTGGTTAAGTGAGCAATCAGGCAGATATATATCCCACGTAGGATTAATGAAAAGAGTTAAAATTGAGCGAAAACGTAAGAGAGAAGCTTCAATCCAACGCCACCTCGCTGAAAAATACAAAGCGGCCCTCGAAAAAGCGAAGAAGCTCGAAGAAGAAAGACTTGGTGGAAGAGACCTCAAGTCCAACACAGATAACTTACACCAGAGAGTTGCCTAACGAAGATATAATCTTTGAGCCTAATCCGGGGCCACAAACAGATTTTCTAGCTTCTACACAACAAGAAGTATTGTACGGTGGCAGTGCTGGAGGTGGAAAGAGTTACAGCTTAGTTGCTGATCCAGTTAGATACTTTACTAATCCTAACGCAAGTATGTTGTTAGTAAGACGTAGTACAGAAGAACTAAGAGAACTTATCTCAGTTTCTAAACAGTTATACCCAAAGGCTGTACCCGGAATAAAATTTATGGAACGGGATAAGACTTGGGTAGCACCATCAGGTGCAACACTCTGGATGTCATACCTTGATAGAGATGATGATGTTATGAGATACCAAGGGCAAGCCTTTAACTGGATTGGTTTTGACGAGCTAACTCAATGGCCTAGTCCTTACCCGTGGAATTATATGCGCTCAAGATTACGTACTACTAAAGACAGTGGCTTACCTTTGTACATGAGAGCAACAAGTAACCCCGGAGGTCCGGGTCACCAATGGGTTAAGAAAACTTTTATTGACCCTAATACCCCGAACAAATCTTTTTGGGCCACAGACATTGACTCAGGCGAAGTAGTAACTTGGCCTAAAGGACATTCAAGGCAAGGCGAGCCTCTATTTAAACGCAGGTTTATTCCTGCAACTTTATTTGATAATCCGTACCTAGCAGATGATGGTATGTATGAAGCCAATCTTTTGTCGTTACCTGAACACCAGAGAAGGCAACTCCTAGAAGGTGATTGGGATATTAACGAAGGGGCAGCATTCCCAGAGTTTAATCGTAAGATACATGTAATAGATCCTTTTGATATACCTAATAGTTGGGTGAGGTTTAGAGCTTGTGACTATGGTTACGGATCACACACTGGTGTTCTATGGATGGCAGTAAGTCCATCAGAACAAATAGTTGTATACAGAGAACTTTATGTAAGCAAAGTTATTGCTACTGATTTAGCTGACATGATACTAGAAGCAGAACAAGAAGAGAAAATAAGATACGGAGTACTTGACTCTTCTTTGTGGCATAACCGTGGTGACACTGGACCTAGTTTAGCAGAACAAATGATTATGAAAGGTTGCCGATGGAGGCCATCTGATAGATCAAAGGGTTCAAGAGTATCAGGTAAGAATGAATTACACAGACGTTTACAGGTAGATGATTTTACTGAAGAGCCTAGACTTGTTATATTTAATAATTGTAAAAATTTAATATCTCAATTACCTGCACTACCTTTAGATAAAAATAACCCTGAAGATGTAAACACACACGCAGAAGATCACTTATACGATGCATTACGTTATGGAATTATGACAAGACCAAGAAGCAGTTTGTTTGATTTCAATCCCGCAACTAGTTCAGGATTTCAAGTAAGTGATCCTACTTTTGGATATTAAGGAAATAATATGGAAGAAGAATTTGAAGAAACTATGGACTCAGCAGAATCTAAAGCTTTAGATGATACTGAAGAAAATTCTTATAGTGATCCCCTTGCTGGAACTATTGTAGGTTTAGTTAAAGATAAATTTTCTAAAGCCTCTACCTCTAGGGATACAGAAGAACGTAGATGGATTCAAGCTTATAGAAACTATCGTGGTCTGTACGGACCTGATGTTCAGTTTACTTCTACAGAGAAATCAAGAATCTTTGTAAAAGTAACTAAAACAAAAGTACTTGCTGCTTACGGGCAGATAGTAGAAGTACTATTTGGTAATAATAAATTTCCTATTACTATTGAACCTACTACCTTACCAGAAGGTGTAGCAAGCTCAGTTCATTTTGAAACTGATGACCAACTTCAAAAAGCTAATGCTGGTGAAAAAGAAGGAGATAATAAACTTCTTCCCGGAGAAACACTCCCTCAGTTACAACAACGTCTTGGCGCACTTAAAGATAAACTAGAACCTGTTATAGATATTCTTAAAGAAGGCCCAGCACAAACTCCCTCTTCAGTATCAATACATCCTGCAATGATAGCAGCAAAGAAAATGGAAAAGAAAATCCATGATCAATTAGATGAGTCTAATGCAAATAAACAACTGCGTGTTGCTGCTTTTGAATGTGCATTATTTGGTACAGGAGTAATGAAAGGGCCATTCGCAATAGATAAAGAATACCCTAACTGGGGTGATAATGGTGAATACACACCTACCATAAAAACTATTCCTCAAACTTCTTCTGTATCTATTTGGAATTTTTATCCTGATCCAGATGCAATGAATATGGATGAGGCTGAATATATTATTGAACGCCATAAGATGTCACGTTCACAGATCAGAGCTTTAAAGAATAGACCTTTCTTCAGATCAAATTCTATTGACCTTGCTATCTCTATGGGAGAGTCCTACATCAAAGAGTGGTGGGAACAAGCAATGGAAGATGATTCTAATGAATCAAACTCTCAACGTTATGAAGTTTTAGAATTTTGGGGTAATGTAGATACAGACATCTTACGAGGACATGATGTTGATATTCCTAAAGAACTAAAAAACTTTGATCAAGTAAGTGTAAATATTTGGGTTTGTAATGATCAAGTACTTCGTCTTGTAATGAATCCCTTTACCCCATCGTTAATACCTTACTATGCAGTTCCTTATGAAATTAATCCTTATAATATATTTGGTGTTGGTCTTGCTGAAAACATGGATGACACACAAACTCTTATGAATGGTTTCATGAGGATGGCAGTTGACAATGCAGCATTATCTGGTAATATGTTAATTGAAGTAGATGAAACAAACTTAGTACCGGGACAAGACTTATCAGTCTATCCGGGTAAAGTATTTAGGCGTCAAGGTGGCGCACCCGGACAAGCTATTTTCGGAACTAAGTTCCCTAACGTATCTAATGAGAACATGCAGATGTTTGATAAGGCACGTGTATTGTCGGATGAGTCAACAGGCTTTCCATCTTTTGCACATGGTCAAACAGGTGTATCTGGTGTAGGACGTACTGCTTCTGGTATCTCTATGCTTATGTCAGCAGCCAACGGTAGTATTCGTAATGTTGTTAAGAACGTTGATGATTACTTGCTTGGCCCTATGGCAAAAGCTTTTTATAGTTTTAACATGCAGTTTGACTTTGATGAAGAAATCAAAGGAGACTTGGAGGTAAAGGCCCGTGGTACAGAAAGCCTTATGGCAAATGAAGTTCGTAGTCAAAGACTTATGCAATTTTTACAAGTTGTACAGAATCCTGTACTTGCCCCTTTTGCAAGAATGGATTATATTATCCGTGAAATTTGTAAGTCTATGGATCTTGATCCAGATAAACTAGTTAACTCTATGGCAGATGCATCCATACAAGCTGAGATACTTAAAAAGTTTCAGAAAGAAAATCCACCCCCAGTACCAGAAGGTCAACCTCAAGTAGGACCAGACGGACAACCCATCTCTCCTGAGGCTGGCCCTGCTGGCGCACAGGCAGGAGATACTCAAGGGAGTGGGGGAGGTACTATAGGTACTGGTTCAGTGCCTACACCGGGAGAACAGGGCTTCTCAGGTAATACTGGACAAGGACAACTACAGTGAGTTTAAAATCTTTAGTGAATGATAAACCTTTATGGGATTCTTTTACAGAAGAATTAGATAAAAGACTTGCCGACACACACAGAGCTATGGAGCAGGGAAATGATTCTCATGCTTTATATCGTCTTCAAGGACAGGCTACTGCCTTACGTAAATTAAAACAACTTAGGGAATACGTTAATGTCGGAGAATAGAATTTCAAACTCTTTTCTACAAAAAAGAAACCGTGGTATAGGTGGTGAAGATCCTTTTATTATTGGTGATGGTGAAGATAATACACCAAATTATATTAAAGATCAAAGTTATTTAAAGGGTGATAGTAGGGCAGTCATAGTTCAAGAAGGAATAGAAAAATTTGGAGAAGCTGTTGTTGATGATCCTATAGCAGTTGGTAAAGCTATTGCAACTGGTATAAAGGAAGATTTTTTAACTTTTAAAAAAGATCCTAAAAAATATGTTTATGATGCTACTGCAAATGTTGTTCAATCTATTAAAAATGTAGGCACTAAAAGTTTATCTGATTATTTACCAGAAGGTACTACAGAAGAAAGAGCTACTGCAGAACAAATGACTGCAGCTAGGCAAGCTCAACTTAATGATTATTTAAGTGCTTCTGTTGTAATACCTGCTGCTAGTGTTGTTAAACAATCCTCAAAAATTATACGTAAAGCCCTACCAGAGACAGGGCTTTTAAATGAACCAACATTTGTAAAAACAACTGCTAATTTAAAATCTTTACTTCAAGGTGATAGAGAATTTTTAATGGAAAGTAAAAATCCTAACTTACAGGGGGTTGGTGCTGACGTAGTAAAGACTGCAGGTATTGGAGATTCTGATGATCCGGGTATAAATCCTACTAAACCTAAATCAAAAGTAGCTCCTTTAGTTAGACCGTTAGAAACACTGTCTACATCAGGAGATTTTTATAGTCCTATTCTTGCAAACTTAGATAATTTACCAATAGGTAAAGATGGTATGCTTGGAAGTAATATTATAAAGTTTCTCACTAAGAAAGCTTCTAATATTAATAAGACAGAACTTAATTGGTCACAATTACTTTTTTCTGGGAAAAGAATAACTGACAGTGAAAATCCTACACAATTAATGGAAGGAGAAATTCCTACTCTTGGTATAGATCCAAATCGTAAATATACAAAATCAGAAATAAAATTTTTAGCTAAACAAAATTTACCTCAAATTACAATACAAAAACTTAATCCAAGTGGGCCTAATGAAGGCGCACCGTATCAAAATACTCAAAGAATACCAATCTTTATAACAAAAGAAACTAAAGAAAATTTAACTCCTCTACCTGATAACTTAGCAAATGATCCTACTAATCGAAATCTTCCTATGGAACAAAGAAGAAGAATTGCACTAAATCAAATTGCTGCTAGGGATGCACAACTCACAGATACAGATTATTTAACTTCAATAGGACTAAATGAAGATATAATAGAAGCAGGGATTAGAGATTTACCTGATTCTATTCCTATAGCAACAAGAAGATCAATTGTAATTTTACGGTGGGCTGGAGATAGAGAAAATAAAAAAGAAAGAAAAATTGCAAGCGATTATGACTATGAAGAAACAATTTTAAGAAATAATAATACTCTGGGTAATACATACCGTAAATCAAGGGCGCATTATCCTGACATAGAAGGTTCTGAAAATATAATAGCTCACTCTAGGGGAGGTTACTATCTTCTAGATGGTGATGTGCCTGACGAAGGTGGCTCATTTCCTGCTAAAAGTATATTTGTACTAGAAGAGTTACAAACTGATGCAGTACAATCAGGTAGAAATAGACCATCTACTGTTGCCTCAGAAGCAACAACTAAACAAACAAAAGATTTTTTAAAAGAAAAAGAATTATTTGACCAGACTGAGGGACCGGGACTTGGTTCAGTAGAAAATGAAGATATATTAGCTAGAAAATTATCTGCTTTAATACAGAAAAATTTTGACGAGGGTGAGGCATACCTAAGTACAAGCGATAGATTTAATAGATTTGCTGATATTGAAAGTGAAACAGATCCTTTTGCTTTAGCTAAACAAGAGGAAGCATTAGACAAAATATCTTTTGATGTAAATGAATCTAAAAGAATTTTAGACCAACACTATTATCAAACTGGACGTTTGGTAGATGCTAGAAATAAAGTTGTACAATATTTAAGTAATAAGTATGAAAAATTTGGTATAACAATAAACTCTTTAGTAAGAGGAACAGATACATTTAGATCTGATTCTGATGGTGATGTATTTATAAATAAAGTATTAACTAATTTTATAGGAGATTTAGTTTATACTAAAAGTGTTGCAAAAAAAGAAAATCTTTCTGGGGGTATAAGTAACACAATTTCTAATAAAGGGGGTCCAGAAGCACCTGAGTTAAATCTTTCACCAGTAAAACTTAGTGAAACAGTAAGGCTTAGTATATTAGCAACAATAAAAAATTCTTTGAGTGAAGATAATACTACTATAGTTATACCACCATTAAAAGATATTATGAAAGCTCATAGTCTTAAACAAAAACCTGCAGAAGCTACATATGTAGGTGCAGTAACAAAAGTTTTAAAAGATTTACAATCAGAAACTAAAGGTAAAATTAATTTTAGAATAGGTAAAATAGATAGGTTAGAATTTGAAAGTGAAGGTAATTACACAATAATTGATTTTGAAGATTTTAAAATCGCAGAAGGAACACAGTTAAGATTAGCCGAAGGAGGCGTAGTACAACCAATGGAACAACAAATGCAAAATATATTACAAGAAGGTGGTATTGGTGACGATGGTATGTTACGTGATCCAGTTTCAGGAAATGAAATACCGCCCGGCTCTCTTGCTAATGAGGTTCGTGATGACATTCCAGCACAACTATCTGAAGGTGAGTACGTAGTTCCTGCCGATGTTGTTCGTTTCTTTGGTGTAAAATTATTTGAAGACTTACGATTAGAAGCAAAAAAAGGCTTGCAAGGTATGGAAGATAATGGTAGGATAGGGGGAGAAAAAATTCCTAATCCTTCTTCTAATGAAATTACTGATGCTGATGTTGATCAAATAGAGCAAATGCTTTCGGAAGAAGGTGTTGAATCTGGTGGACTAAACCAAGGTGGACTACTTGAGAAACTAGTTAAGACTGCCCAATCAAACTCTATGGTTAATGAACGTATGAGGGCATCAGGCATACCTATGCAAATGAATGCAGGTGGTGCTATTGGTCAACAGATACCAAGCAATAGTCAGTACAATGACCCTAAAAAAATTGATGCAGTAATATCAAAGATTGCTAGTGCTGCACAACAAAACCCTAAACTACTAAGGATGCTTACTGAACGTGGTATAAATATACCTACTAATCTTGCAAGTCAAAATTCAGAGCAGCTAAGAAAAAGTAATTTACCATCACAAACTACTGAACCAATTACAAATGCTGCTAGTGGTGGTTTTATCCCAACAGAAAATTACACTGAAGTACAGGATATGATTTCTAACAAAGCTAAAAAAAGTTCTAATGTAGATAATCAAATGACACAGAATTTCTATCATGGTGGTTCTGTTCACGATTCTTATAGTGTTGCAGATGTATTAGCTGCACCATCATTACCCGGTTCATATTTAACTCCGGGTGCTGGGACACTGGGATCTTCTGGTTCTAATTATCAATCAGCACCAATAGGTCCACAAGAACCAGAAGGCGGTTGTGCTGAAGGATTTATGTGGAACGGAATAGCTTGTGTACCAATTCCAGTTACAGTACAAAGTAATAATAATGATGATGATAATAATAGGCCACCACCTGAACCACCAAAGCCTTGGTATGAAGAAGAGGCAATAGGTGATTTAAGTGATGACACTTGGATAGAAAATAAACTTAATCCAGAAGAGCAGCCACAAGGTTTTGTAGCTGGTATACTTAGCAATATGCCTATAGCAAAGTTTGGTAGACATGTACAAAAATACACTAATATAGCAGAAGTAAGGGCTGCTTCTAGGCTTGCACTAGCTGCAGGTAAAATAGATGATAAAAGATTAGCAGAAATAGAAGCAAACTTACAAGGTTATATTAAATCTGAAGGACTTAATGAAACATGGTCTAGTATTTCTCAAGGTAACTTCCAAGAGAAAAGTGTTATGAGATCATTTGATTTAGATGGTGATCCTAGTAATCTTACTGAAGCAGA